TGGCCGAACGCCACCACCGGCGACCTGCTGACCAGACTGCTTCAGGACGCGGACATGGCCGGCAACGCCTTCTGGTGTGTCCGCAACGGCCACTTGCGCCGCATGCGCCCTGACTGGGTGACCATCGTCATCGGTTCCAACTCCGACCCGCAGATCATCCCGGACGACCTCGACTCGGAACTGCTCGGTTATGGCTACTGGCCGGGTGGCGTCCTCGGTGGTAAGGAACCAGTTTTCCTGCTACCCGAGGAAGTGGCTCACTTCGCGCCGACACCTGACCCGGTGGCGAACTTCCGCGGCATGAGCTGGATAACCCCGATCGTCCGCGAACTTGAGGCCGACATCGCCGCCACTATCCACAAGCTCGCCTTCTTCGAGAACGGCGCGACCCTCCAGACCGTCATCAGCCTCGACAAGGAGATTAAGGAAGAGGCGTTCGAGCGGCTGGTCGCGAAGATGAACCTCGCTCACCGAGGCTCCTCCAACGCCTACAAGACCCTGGTGGTCGGCGGCGGCGCTGACGTCAACGTGGTGGGTGCCGACCTGAAGCAACTCGACTTTAAGGCCACGCAAGGGGCTGGTGAGTCGAGAATCGCCGCTGCGGCCGGCGTCCACCCCGTCATCGTGGGTCTATCCGAAGGGCTACAGGGAAGTTCGCTGAATGCGGGCAACTTCGGCCAGGCGCGGCGACTGTTCGCCGAAGGCACGCTCAGCACCTTGTGGCGCAACGTCTGTGCCTCTCTCGCGACGCTCATCGACGTTCCCGCCGACGCCGAGCTTTGGTACGACACCCGTGACATTCCCTTCCTTCGCGAGGACCGCAAGGACCAGAGCAATATCCAGCGCGAGGAGTCGGCCACCATCAGCTCGCTCATCACCGCTGGCTTCACTCCGAAGTCCTCCATCGCCGCGGTTAAGGCGCAGGACTGGACCCTCCTGGAGCACACCGGTCTGTTCAGCGTCCAGCTCCAGCCACCAGGACAGGGACAGATGCCCGGCGGCACCACGCCGATCGTCGGCGTTCCGGCCACTACTCCACAAGCAACGACTCCAGCTCCGACGAATGGTAAGGGGGCGTGATGTCCGACGCAAAGAAGCCCTACGGCGACTACTTCGTCCGGTCCTTCATGCTGGAAGACATCGCGATCCGCTCCGGCAGCGACGGACGCACCGTCGAGGCCTACGCCGCGGTTTTCGATACTCCGGCTGAGATCGTGGACGGCCAGGGTCACTACCAGGAGAGTATCGACCGCAGTGCGTTCAACCGCACCATCGCCAACAACATCAACCGGATCGGTGTTTTCTACAACCACGGCATGAACCTGTATGGGACGCCAAGCGACCGGTTCAGCATCCCGATCGGCACCCCCGAGGCGATCCGCGCAGACAACCGTGGGCTACTCACCGTGACGAGATACAACAACACCCCGCAGGCCGAAGAAGTCCTCGAAGCCATCCGGACCGGCGGCATCGCCGGTTACAGCTTCACCGGCCGGCTGATCCGTTCGGACCCGGGCCGACCTCCGCGCGGAGGCTACAGCCCTTTGCGAGCCGGCGGCGCACTCCAGACGGTCCGCCGCCTCGAACTTGGCCTCAGCGAGTACGGACCGACCCCGATGCCCGCATACAGCGAGGCTGCCATCGTGGGCGTCCGGGCTGCGCTGCGCGACCAGCTACGCGAACTTTCGGATACCACTCCCGACGCGGACCCGGTAGCCGAACCTGACACCTCCGCTGTGCCGGAGCCCGTCGCCGACGACTCGCCCATGCAGCACTCGACTCGGCATGACCCGTTCAAGTTCCGCCTGCGGGCGGCGCTTACCGCGAGAGGACTGAGCAGTGAATAAGCTGCAAGACATCCTCGACCGCCAGACGGCAATCCGAGCCGAGCTTCTGACGATCGAGAAGGCCGACATCCCCGAGAACGAGGTCGAAGAGAATCAGGCTTTCACCGACACTCTTCTGACTGAGTACGACGAGCTAGAGGAACAGCGCAAGCCGCTGGCCGCCCGCATGGCGCGGCTGGACGCCGTACGCTACGCCGCCAAGGACGAGAAGAAGGTCGAGAAGACCACCCCCGATCTGGTCATCAAGCAGGACCGTGACCCGTTCGAGGATCTCACCGCCGTCCGCAACCGCACCATCCCTCGCGGCGAGGTGCGTGAGCGCGCCCTGAACGCCATCGAGCGGTGCAACAAGCGGGGTCAGCTTACCCACGATTTCGCCGAGCGGGCCACTGTACTCGCGCAGGACGATCCTGGCATCGCCCGGCACATGCTGCTCACCGGCAGCGACGAGTACCAGGAGAACTTCCGCCTGTGGATGGAAGACCCTGAGGGTCAGGCACACCGTGCCGCGCTGTCGCTGACCTTGGCGAACGGCGGCTACATGCTGCCCTTCGTGCTGGACCCAACCATCGTGCTCACGAACACCGGAAGCGCGAACCCTTGGCGTCGCATCAGCAACATCAAGCAGACGACAAGCAACACCTGGAATGGTGTGAACTCGGCCGGCGTCAACGCGGCGTGGCTCGCTGAAGCGACCATCGTCACGGACAACACACCGACCGTTGGCAACATCGTGATCACGCCCGCCAAGGCGGCGGCGTGGCTGTTCGGTTCGTATGAAGTACTCGCCGACACCGACTTCGCGACACAGCTCCCGGGCCTGCTCGGGGACGCGAAGGACCGTCTGGAAGAGGCTGCCTTCGCGACCGGCACCGGCACCAACCAGCCGTTCGGTGTCATTACCCAGGCGTCGGTCACGGCGACCACCGGCACCACCCTGGTGTATGCCCTGGCGGATGTCTACAAGACACACGCTGCCCTGCCGGCCCGGTTCCGCACCTCGCCGAACGCCGCGTGGGCGATGAACGTCGCCTACATCAACAAGACCCGCCAGTTCGACACCGCCGGTGGCGCTTCGTTCTGGACCAACCTGGGTCGCGGTCAGCCGGAAACCCTGCTCGGTGCCCCGATCTATGAGTCCACCACGATGTTCGGTGGCACTCAGGCGATCGGCTCGAAGATTGCCATCTTCGGTGACTTCGGGCAGTACATCATCGTCGACCGCGTGGGTGTCTCGCTCATGTACGAGCCGATGGTCAAGGGTACCGGCGGCATCCTGCCGAACGGCCAGGCCGGCTGGTACATGTTCTGGCGCGTAGGTGCCAACGTGTCCACCGCCAACGGCTTCGTCCTGCTGACGGGCCTGTAAGCCTCAATGGAAGCCGGGGGGCGGACCTGCTGCGATGCGGTTCGCCCCTTGGGCGTCTCTCAGGAAGGAACCATCCCATGAAGGAAGCCATCGAGTCGTTCCACATCGGTGACGGTGAGGGCGGGGAGACGTTCGTACGCGGTGGCACGGTGCTGCCCGACAGTCACCCCTTCGTACTTCACGCGCCGCTCCAGTTCAAGACAATCAATGAGCATATGGACGCGGAGGCGCCTAAGCGGCGGCCGACCAAGGTGGCGTGACGTGGCAATTATCCCGAGCTATACGCTATGGGAGAACACAGCCCTATCTTCTGTGGTCTCCGCGCCAACCGGCCTTGGTGTTACCGCCCAGGTTGGCGGCGGTACGTTCGCCGCGGCTACCTACTTCTGGAAGGTCACCGCGACCAACGCCGCTGGCGAGACCGTGGGCTCTAACGAAGTTACCGTCGCCATCGCGCTAAATGGCTCAGCGCTGTTGACCTGGAGCGCGGCTACCGGTGCAACAGGCTATTCCGTTTACCGGTCGACTACCACCAACACGGAACTGTTCATCGCAGCGGTCGGCAATGTGCTCACTTACACGGACACCGGCACCGCGGGTGGTGCCGCTATTCCCACCACGAACACCGCCAGCATCGGACTGCTGTCACCGTTCTTCGATACCAACGGCTTCAGTCGTGTCCTTCCGTTCCTGATCTTCGCGACCGGCACATCCGTGCACTCTATCGAGGGCAGCTTCGACGGAGTGACCGCAGATGCGGACTTTGGATACGCCGCGCCCACCACGGCCACCGAGTTCAGCATCGTCTCGCCCTATATTCGCTGGCGGACCGTGCAGACCGTTGCCAATGCCACCAAGTCGAAGGTGTTCCTGAAGGCGAGGCTGTGATGGCCGACTACGGCATTCTGGCGGTCCCCGATGGTGTCGGCAAAGATCCGGGCAACTCGGACAAGATCGCTGCTGACGTGTCCATGTCCATCGAGCAGGCCATGGCGAAGATGGCCGAGCTGTGGAACGACACCATCGGCCAGGGCGGCGTCATCGGCGACCTCATGCCGGTTACTGACTCCCCCAACGTCGCATCCACCCAGCCCGGCGGATCCGACCCCGAGGACGAACCTACAGGTAACAAGGAGCTGGAACCCGATGCAGCCTGAGCGATACCCCGAGCAAAGCATGCCGAACCCGCCGATGGAGTCGGACTCGGTGCCTGTCGTCACGCATCCCGCGATTCCGGCTGCGCTGAGCGGCGAGAAGGTCGTCGATAGCGACACCAGCGTGGACGGCCCGCCGCCCCCGGAATACGGCGGCTTTGGTGCCCACGCCATCTCCGCATATCAGGATCCGAACAACCCGCGGGCTGAGTTCTGAGGGGAGTGATTCCCCATGGCGCAGTATGCGACTGCCGCTGAGTTGGCGTCCTGGCTCCAGCGTGACGTGGACACCACCACGGCGAACCTGCTGCTGACAATCGCCACCGACCGGTTCTGCGAAGCGGCGCGGACGCGCTTCGAGGTCAACACCACCACGTACTCCAAGCCGGGCAACGGTGAGAGTGAACTTCAGATGCCGTTCGGGCCGCTGATCGCGGTCACCGCGGTGCGTGTCAAGGGAGTCGCCATCACCGACTATACGGTTATCGGGCAGTCGTTGTACCGACGCTTCCGCTTCGGCGCCTTCTGGGCCTTCCCTCCCGATCTTGTGGAGGTGGACTACAGCTACGGCTACGCAACGGTTCCCGACGATGTGAAGGGTGCGGTGCTGGAGACTGCGGCCGGTGCCTACGAGAACCCGGTCTCGCCCGGCGTGGTTGGGGAAGCCCTCGACGACTACACCGTCAAGTTCGGTCAGGGGGCCTACGGAATGATGCTGACCCCAAGCGCGGCGAGTCTTGCCGCGGCCTACGCGGGGCTGCTGATCGCGTGAACACCGACGATCTGTCAACTGTCGAACGGGTCTACAGCGCGCTGATCCCGATGCTCCTGCACCGCGGCGTCGCGATGACTCCCACCGACGTGCTCAGCGTGGCCCAGGCCGCGGTTGAGGCATCCGGGGTCATGGATTACGAGACCGCCGAGAAGTGGGACGTCTCCTGCCTGGACTGCGCGAGCACCCGCGAGCTGGTGGTCCGTGAGACGGAACGTGCAGCGAGGCTGGAACTAGAGCGGGGACAGGCTCTCGCCTCTCTACGGAAGATACGCACCGCGCTGCGGCGCCTAGCTGAATAAGGCGCCTAGGGGGTTCGCGTGGACCTCGTGGGCGACCTTCACGTATACCGGCACTGGAACGACGACCCTGGCTTACTGTCTGGCGTACGGGGCCTGTTCAGTTACGACGCGGGCGAGGACCGCGCCGGCGGGTACCTCTATATACAGGGTGCGCAGGACTGGTCGGCGTCGTTCGTCGAGCGTGGCGCCCAACTACTCGCCGATTTGCAGCACTTGCTGGGCGTGCGATTCACCGTCGTTGTCTTCCAGGCATATCGCGACGGTTCAGGCTGCA